GAGATGAAAAAACTTGTTCATCATCATTTGGAGCTGCTGCAATTATTGCAGAAGACATTAGCATGAACTGGGATATGAAATTCATTATATTGATACCGTTTGATTTACAATTATAGATCCTTCAACTAGTTTCATAGTTTTATTTGTTGTATTATTTCTAATAATAATATCAAAATAATTTCTTCCTAAAGTCAAATCATCGGTTATAGTGCTGGCCATTGATATAACTACAGAATTATCACTTTCATCAATATATGTGTTGAAATTGTATGAAGTTTCTGCAGATTCGTGTTTTCTTATTTTTGCAGTTGCTGTGTGATTTGATGCATTTAATGTAGTTACCCCAATGGATACCTTTTTTTCAAAATCGGTCCCTTTATATATTTTAATAGTTGTAATTGAAGGAACACTCATTTTTTTATTGCTAAGAGTATATTGAATTATTTATTATTTTCTTGTTGATTTGCTTTCAACAATTTTGCTAATTCCGCCGTAGATCCAACAAACAATGCGTTTGTAACATTTGTTGGACCCTTTACATTATCTTGTTCAACATCTTTAAGTTTTTTCTGCAAATCCATTAATTTATCTGTAGCGTCAGCAACGCTCTTTATAAGTTGTCCAGCAACTTCATATGCCCTAGGCATTTCACTTTCTTGTGCTAACTCCAAAATACCATTTATAGCTTCCTGTCCCTTTTCTATAAGAGAATATAAATTACCTCTAGTGTATTCATAATCTTTTTTAATATCATTTGAGTCTGATGTTTGTTTAATCACATCGAGTTTAGACTCAATCTCTGAGGATACAATATCTCCAGAAACATCAAAAGTTTCATTTAATGAATCGAATTTTTTACTTGAAGTATTCATGAGAAACTACCACTAAAACCAAAATCATCTCCAAATTCTATAAGATCATTATCAGATTCTGTTATCAATTTAACACCAGATCCAGATACATGATCTAAAATTGGAGTACCATACGCACCTCTTTCAACGTATAAAATATTTCCATCAACTTCTTTAATCTTTAATGTTTCTTCATTAATTGTGATGTACGAATTTTCAGTTATTCCAGTCGAATTTTCGACTGAAACCTTACCCTCGGAAATTAGCAAATCGTCGATAATAGTAGTTGTATCTGATTCGGAATAACTCTTTGTTGCTTTAGCTTCAACTGTGTATGTAAGATCTCTTTTTCTTTCTTTCGCTTCTCCACCAGCAACAAATCCCATAGAAACCTTTTTGATGATATCTTTGGTTCCATCTGCAATTGGTCCAAAAATATAAGTTTTTGCGGTAAAGGATAGCGTATATACTAAGGCTCTCCTCTTATTAAAATCCCCCTCGTAGTCATCATTCATTGAGATTGAATCTAAAATAACAGGAATATCTCTTTTTTCACCGATAGATTCAATTAGATCAACAGTTAAACTATATTGTGGTTGAAAGTATGGTAAAATTTGTTCAACTATCTGAAGCATATCGTCATTAAATTGAGTCATTATACTAAGTTCAAATTGTACATTGTATGGAACAGGCATATACATTTTCTTTGCTTGTGTTCCATCTGAAAGTGGTTTTGAAAGAAAAACCTGAGTAGTAGTAACTTTTCTCGATGGATCATAACTTATCCCAGTCAATTCAAAAGACATTCTAGGAAGTGTTATTTGCGTTGATTTATTTAAATCTGGTTGCTGCTCAAGTCGTGCTAAAAATTTCTGAGTCGGTCCATACGCTAAAGGAACTTTCGTAACAGAACTTACATTCCCAGAGTTATCAATTTTTTTAATAGATATTTCATTAAAAAGAGAACCGAAAGAAATAACGGTTTTTCTTAAAATTTCGTTATAAAAATATTCAAACATCTTTAAATTTTTTTCTATTATAAACTATTTAACAATTTTTTTCTTAAGGATCTCCAAAAGGATTTCTTTGGCTGAAATCTAATATTCCATCAGCTTCAATTTCTATATCTTTATTATCTGAGAAAGATTCATTAAATGATAATCTTTCATATGAAGTTTCAATTTTTAACTTATAAGAAGCACTTGATCCTTGTCCAACTACACTTTCACCTTGAACAAAGTCTCCAGTCAACTTATAAACTTTTAATTCGTTTGTTGACGAATTCCAAGACTTAACGAGTGCTTTTGTTCCACTAACAGATCCTATAACTTCTTCCCCTACTTTATATTTTCCACTTCCACCCATATATGGATTGGACAATACAATATTTGGTGCTACAGTATATCCAATACCAGCATCAATTATACGAATGTGTGAAATTGTTCCACCTGCACTTACATATGCGCGAGCAACAGCTGTACCAATACCGGAAGGTGGTGGGTCAAAAATTACAGTTGGAGTTTCTACGTAACCAGAACCTGGACTTGTAATTGTAATTATTCCTATAACACCATCTGCCAGTTCTGCTTCAGCAACTGCTCCAGATCCACCGCCACCATAAAGTCTTACAAGTGGTGCTTGTGTATATCCGTATCCAGTATTTGTAAGTTCAACTCCCTGAACTCTCAAGAAAGATGAATCAGTTTCGCAAAAATCAACTATACCAGAAACCATTGTAGCTATGCCTAACGCAGTAGCATTTGTTCCAGATGGTGATTTTGAAAACTGAACAGTTGGTGCAGATGTATAACCAGATCCACGATTTATTACATTAACCTTTCTTACTCCAGTATTGAATATTGTACATGTAGCAGTTGCGGTAGATCCAATTCCAGACAAACGCAATGTTTGTATATATCCTTCCGATGAAACTGTTCCATCGATTTCATCGATTCCAGTAGCGATTGTTTCGTTTCCATATCTAAACAATTCGCATCTTAGTTCATAAACATAGTTTTTTTGTAATTGATAAAATGGTTTTTCATGTTCTACATGCTTTATTTCAAATAACCTATCACCAAGTGGGAAATAGATTAAATCACCCTCTTTAGGTCTACTTGATAATTTTATATTCTCCTTACCTTCTATTAGTGGTTTGATATAATTCTCGTATCTTTCTTTTGATATTATAAGAGTTAAATCATCTAAAGATTGAACTCCAAATTTAGACATTATATCGCCAGCACCCTCATATCCATTAAAACTATCAACGTATGCTTCTATTGGATATGCATCATTAAATTTGGACTCAATAACTTCCTTTATTACTGTTTTTTCTGTAATATATTTTCTTGGAATATAATGCACATCAACTCCATACATTCTTAAATGCTCATTGATCAGATCTTGAATCAGGTTTTGTTCTGATTTGGAACCTTGAAGAAAGAATGGATTTAACATTTTTTTATCATCCTATCATATCTAATGGTGGTAGTTCATAATCTGAACTCATCTTATCCATTAGAGAATCTATCTCTCGCTGAGCGTCATCATATAGTTGTCTTCCATTTAATTCTACGCCACCAGGAAGTTTTACTCCTTGGAATTTAATTAGATTTTGTCCCCATTGACGTTTTATTAATGATGTTAAATATAACTTCAAAAATCTATCGTTCCATATTCTGGAAGAATTTGCGGGGTCAGCTACTACGTAACAATCTAATATTAAATATTTTCCTGGGCTAACTGAAGCCCAATCAATGTCTAAGTATAATTTTCCAAGTCTTTTATTAAATCTGATTTGTTTTTGAGTCGTTAATAACCAATCAATATCTTCTAGATAAGTCTTGGTCATAGCATAGGTTAGCAACTCTGTTGCACCCCAATAATAAATATCATTTAAAAATAATTGATATTTCAAACTAAACATTCCACTGGAAATACTATTAGATCCTTCAAAGTGAAAAACTTTAGTAATTCCTAAAACTGATTCTGGTACAGGGAGAAAATTCGAATTTTCCTCATAATCATAGTTAATAGAGTTTTGGGTAACGGTTGTTGTTGTAATTCCAGAACTACCCTTTGCCCTATCAATATCTTGCTGAGTTATTTGATATTTTAAAAATGTTTGTTGGACACCATCAAAGTGTCTATCCTGAAAATATTGAATAGCATCATCGACAAGATCATCTATTTGCTCATCAGCAATGTTTATTTCCAAAACCGGTGCCCCAAGTTTTCTTAAACAATAATCTATTAATTGTTGCCTTGATGCTGGTTTAGCCATTGCTGATTCCCTACTTTACTAAATTACTAACAACCTCTTGTTGTTTGTAGTATAATTTAACATAACACTTAGCAAAATT